CGCATGGTTGTGGAACCACCCGCTTATGACTTTGAACGTATAGAGTTTTGCCAGATGCATCCCATATTTACTGGAGATGAATGGATTATGGTACGCAACATAAAGGTCGCTATGGAGAAAGATTCCATGTGTATTGCTGACCTTGATGGTGAAGGTCTGTTAAAATGGATGCATGCTGTTGGTGAGTGCGGATTGGCACTTACTAGCGGCGTGCCTATTATGCAGAGCTTTTATCGAGCTTACATGCGTAATGGTAAACGTGGTGGAAACGTTGCCAATGCAGTGTTCATGGACACTGGCATGTCGCGTATGCGTGGTGAGCGAGAGTCTCGCTTCAAACATGTGTTACCAGAGGCCCGTTTAAGTGTTTTCAAAGCCTGGGGAATAACTCCCGATGAGCAGGTTGCTCTTGAGGAGTACTATGACTCATGGGAGTTTACGCCCCAGGTTGATATAGAGAACTATTCATCCCCAGAAATTTTCTATGTCTTTTAGCTATCACGGCAATTATTGTGGCCCTGGTTGGAGTGAGGGTCGGTGGCAGTCCAGTGTTGCCGGGAGTATGAAGCCCATTGATGAGTTTGACCGTTCATGTCAGCAACATGATGCGGCTTATGCTCAGGGTGGTGATCTCTTGGATGCGGACCTTAACTTTGCTATAACCAACCTGACCAGTTTCAATCCCAAGCGCATGTTTGCCGGGGCCCTAGTGGGGTCCCAAGGCGTTTTACGTGCTGCTGGGTTATTGAGTCAGGGCCATGATAAAGGCCATTTATCCCCCAATACCTTTATCACCCCAGAAAAAGTTTCAGTTTTAGATATGCCTAAACGTAAGGCTAACATTAATAAGGCTATAGCACTACGTAGTGCTGAATATGCCCTTCGTAATCCAACTCCTCGTGTACGTGAAGAGGATATGCTGCGTCTTGAAGCTGAGATGCAGCTGCTTCGTGCTCAGTTAGGACAGAAAGCTAAGAAAATGGCTTCTGGAGTTAAGAACCGAGCTAAGCGCTTGTTTACAACTGGTAAAGTGGCACCATTGAGTGTGTCCTCTGCACCTGTGAGCATTGGAACCACCATGGCGGCGTCTAAACCGACCACTATTCCTATTAAGGATGGTGTTCGTGTTAGTGGCCGCGAGTTCCTTGCCACAGTGCGGCAAGCCAACAGCACTAATTTTCAAATTGGTGCCCTTGCACCATTGCATCCAGCGTACTATCCTGCTTCAGTTATGGGAAGTTTGGCTCGCACCTACCAAGCATATCGATTTACGAAGGTGGCAATCCATTCGTCACTAAACAACCAACTAGCACCAATGGTGAGGTGTTGATTGACTATTCCCCAAATGTGTTGGAGCCGCTCGAGAATGGAGCTAGCTCCCAATTCCTGGCCCGTGCAATGACACGTGGCAAGGCCATCCTTGGACCAATTTGGACCAACCACTCTATTGTGGTGGATACCGACACAACTTGGCGGAAGGTTGATGCATTTAACTCCACCGTATTCAATGATAATGTTCTTGGTGAAGTTCAAGTTTA